CCATAGGGCCACATTCTTGAACTGTGGATTCTTTTACTATATTTGGATTTTTAGCATCTAGTTGTGCTAAACGCTTCAATACATCGATCATTTGCATAATTATTTCCTTAGGTCTTGTGCCTGAAACTTTAATAGACTTTCTTGCTTGTCTGTAGTGTCAGTATTAAATTTTGCGGCACCCTCAGTAGGAATATTTTCGCCGCGAGCCTTGCGCTCTAATTTTAGTATATCGTTAAGTTCTTTGACAAAACCGCTGTTATACTTGCTACCATAAAAATCATCAAAGTTAGCATTAGGTGCTTCTTTGTATTCAGAATCATTCAGTAAAGCACCTTCGCGCTTTTCTGATACTTCTTGATATTGTTCACTTGGCTCTCCGGGTTTACGAACAACTAAACGCTGTTTGCTAACCTCTAGGCCAACTGAAAGGTATTCTGTTAATTCTTGTTGTGTTGTAGGATAATCAACACTTACTTCGTAGATGTTAACTTCGCAGTTCTTAACCTGAGGAAAATCTAACGGAAGTGCTTGAATAGGAGTTGTTCCTACTTTCTTAAATGCGTTAACTTGATAACGCTCGAGCATAGACTTTAGTTTTGCCTCTTGCTCAGAAGTAAAGTCCCCTGCAACTTTAACACGAAACTCGTATTTCTTTTGCTGAGCACTTTCTTGAAGGTATTCTTTGAAGTTTTTCATAGTGTATTATTTATTCAGATTCTTAAGTTTTTCTAAGATGCTGTTACGGTCTGTTAGAATATAACCTTCACCGTCTACTGTGTTATTTTCACCTGACGGGTTGTTTTTCTTATCTATTGCCAGCTTTTTTAGCTGTAAATCGACCATTTTTAACTTCTTATCAATTTTGTTTGTTTTAGCAACGATTGCGGCATTCATCATTTGTGCGGCTACTTCAAACATACGGGCACCATATCGAGCATCAACATTCATTCCTAGATCCATAAGATCGTCGTATGCTTGTTCTGCCTTTGCGGCCAGTGCATCTAACTCGCCGTCTGCCATGTCGCCTAGCCCTTTTACTTTAGGTAAGGCCGCCGCAATTTTGTCAAATTCCTCAAGTTTCTCTTGTAGATTAATTACTGGTTGTTGGGCTACATTTTCTTCAATAGTAGGCTCTACAATTTCCTCTGGAGGTAAGTTGAATACTTCTTCTAGCTTTTTAGTCATAAACTTACTTATCGCTTTTTACCTGGATTATGGAAAATATCATTCTCGTTAATGATTCTAAACTTGATGCCTCTGCTTCTGCACCAAGCTGTTGCCGCTTCCCACTTGGCCATGTTTTTTACGAACTGGGCCTGGTCATAGGGATTTTTACCAACCTTCTCTAATATTTGTTGTTTAGCTGGCTTTATTTCTATAACCTCAACGTGTGCTTTCTGATTTCGATCTATGTACTTTATAAGGAAATCAGGAACATATACAGTTTGTTTTCCGGTTAACGGATCTCTGTAAGGTATTTTTATAGGTTCACTTGCCCATTCTTGTATTGCAGGATTGTTATCGCAAAATAACATAAAGGTATGTTCCCATCCGCTTCTATACACAGGTTGCTTTGTGCCTATATATTTTTCAGGGTTTTTGATTGCATATACACCCTTGGCGTATTTTAAACTCATGCTACTATGTTTCGTGAAATTGGTTCGAACGGAATTACACCGGATGTAGTGCCTAAGTAGCTTGTCTTAAATCTATTATAATTTAATATTTCGTTGACAACTCCTGTTAGTTTGAAGTTGTCCATGGTTTTAAGGGTTCCTAATACATCTAATGCGTTGTACCCATCGGCTACTGATTGCTTGATAAATGTAGTCGCTAAAATGTCAGAAGCAAGTTTATCAAATCCTTTGGCTTCAAAAAATCCCTTCATGAGATTATATGTATTTGTTTCTAGTGCCAATGGTTTTTCATAAGCATTGGAATATGCTGTGGCAATAGGATTAGGACTGTTACTGGGTATATTTGTATACATGTTATTTCTTTAATACAAGTCTAATAGGGCCAGCATTAACAATAGCCCTAGTGTGGAGTCCACCGTATCCATACCAAACATCAACACTTCCTAATCCGAAGCTAGGAGGACGATAAGAGGTTAGTCCCCAAGTGCCAGCACCTAGGGGTCTTGGTGGTCGAACCACTGGTAATTGTGTTGTCATCTTATCAAGCTGACTAGAACTTAGTGCAGTCGGTTGCGGTGTAGGATATGTTGGAATTGTTACATCAGGTCTAATTCCAGCAGGGGGTGCGTATCCGTTTGGTAAGTTAACATCTGTATCGTAGTACCTTGCATCAAATACAAAGTCGTTTAATGGATCTTGTTTTATTACACCTTGATAATATGTTACGCTATCATAGACCAATGTCATTTTATTAGACAATAACTTCTGACCGTTAGTCTGATCTAGGGAATCATGGTCCCACTGAGATATCATTGGATTAGCAATACTATATTGAGTAAAATTTCCTTGGTGCAGTACATATATGTCTACTGCTTTAAAGAATGGTTTATTTTTTAAGGGATCCGGAGCATACCCGTATATTGTGCCGTCTAAGTATTTTGTGTCACCTTTGAATTCTTGAGTAAAGTCTCCCTGAGTATTATATCTAGAGTCTGCATAATAATACTTAAAGTAATTCTGCCATAATGTATTGGTTATGTCGCTGTTATCGTCATGGAATTCTATACTAAGAGGATCGTAAGTTAGTTTTGTCTGTATATTAGTTTTTCTGTTATATTGATTCAGTGTTTGTGTGGCAATTTTAAATTTAGGTAATTCTACTTTTTTAGCAAGAAATCCTAGATCATTTCTTATATCCTGTGATATGGCTGCATTAACTTGATCGTTACAAGAAAATTGTATAAAGTATATGAACCCGAGTTTAGGTACCCGAGGCATCCTGTTTCCACTAACATACAGGTTAGTTGCATGTGCGTAGCTCTTATAGGTTCTCTGTACTCCGTTAATTGCCGGGGCACCTGAAAGGAAATTTAGAAAAGGATTGCTCATATCATTATTTATGCCACAAAAAAGCCCGGTATAAAACCGGGCTGTGTCGTGCTAGTGTTGGATTAACTACCGATTGCGGATGTACCAACAGTTCTACCAACTGGGCTACCGATGCCAACTAGGCCACCGTTAATACCAACAGTCTGTAGAGCGTTGTCATAGCATAATGTAAGTTCGATGTTCATAGACTCGTTGCTCTTAGCATAGTCTCCGCCATCATAACTTACAGCTTTGATCCAGCAACCTTGTAGTTCAAATGTTTCTAGAGGAACAGGAGCGTAGCCACCGTTACCACCGTCTAACAATTCGATGTAGGTTGTAAACTTATAATCTAGACCAGATGCAGCAGAACTTTGTTCGAAGAAGTCGAATTGTTTCTGCATCTGTTCACCGACCTTGGCTGTAACAAGGTTGGTCATATCGTCTCTTAGTTTTAACTTAATATCTTCCCACTTTGGTTTACCAGCTAACTTAACGATACTGTTGTAAACATGTAGGTCGATTTGTTCGAAACTTGGCTTTGGACGGTCTACTGTAACAACTTGCTTTGTAAGCTCAGTTGCAGGAGCGCCGCCAGCACCGAAGTCAACTAATGTAACGCGGAAGCGATACGGTAACTTAGGCATTAGTAAGCCTTGGTTACTTGCGCTTTGGTCTGTAGCTAATGGTACAGAAAATCTTGATAAACTTGCGATTGGCATTTAATGCTCCTTATTAATTCATGGCCGCAATTGCGCCAGTGTTCATTATGCGTAAAGGAATGTAGATAAACTCTACAGCCTTCACTGGTTCGATAGCGATATCGATCCATAGTTCGCTACGATCAATTCTTGCAGGAGTGTTATTTGAGCTATCGCAAACTACCAAGAAGTCGTATAGTGCTCGCTGACCTGCTAATTCTGTTAGCAAGGCGTCGATTGCACCTTTAACTTCGTGTCGTGTTTGAGAGTCGTTAGGTTCAAACAAGAACGGTTTGACAAGTACACCTAGTTGATATCTTAAGTAAGCAACTAATCTGCTTACATTAACTCTATCTAATGCACTGGCTGCACTAGCTCTAGTGTATTGTCCCATTACTGTTACGCCAGAACCCGGTAATGTTGCAATCGGGTTAATCTTTACACCTGCGCAAACATCGCGTAGACCTTGGTGTAGGCTTGCTGTCTTGAACTCGCCAGATACACCATCAATGTAACCTACACTGCTTACGTTATCAACAATACCTCTGCGTAGACCAGCTGGGGCAAACCATAGGTACGCTTTGTTATCGTTGTTAAGTATAGTTCTTAACATCATGTGGCTAGATGGAACAACAATACCATTTCCAAGGTTATCGTTTGTATATCCGCTAGGATAATACATAGCTAAACTTGTATTGTAGGTAACTGCGGCAGCATCATTATTATCAACTGCTAATGCAGTGTTCATTCCGTAGTTACTAATTGCAGTACCGTTTGCGGCTAGTCGCATAGGTGTATCACCGATTACTAATGCTGTCATTCCTCTGTCGACGTTGAATTCGACTAAGTTTTGCATTAGTTCAGGATATCCTGGGCAAGTAATTAGATTGAACAATAATGTATCAGTGTCGCGGATTGTAGTGTTACCTGCAACCATTGCCTTAAGAGCATGGACAACAACACTACGCTGTGCTAGACGACCGAATTGGCCTGCGCCATCTTCTGCGTTAGGACTTGCTGTTACCCAACGACCTGGGAAATAATCGACCATACTTTCGTCTTCGTAACGAGTATTTTCTACAAGAGTATCGATGTAGTTTGCATGATATTTCTTGACATTATTTCCACTACGGCGTGTGTTGAATAGTCTTGTTCCACGAGGGTATAAACGAGGATCAGGACAATCAGGGTCAACATAATCACTTTCTAATAAGTTTTCAATCTCACCTGGCATGTCATCTGCACCGCTTGTAGACCAACGAGCATCTTGGAACACCCATCCGTCTGGGCTGGTGCTATCTGTTACATCAACTAGATTAAACTGGCTACCGTCGTAAACATAAATGTTACGACCGTATTGATCTGGGCTACTTGTA